TAGATATAAGCAAACTGCCTTCAGATATTCGTAGGCAATTTAAACAATTACAAGTTCTGCACGCAGAAAAAAAGATACAGAACAAAGCTAAAGAAGACTTTATGTCCTTTGTCAAATGTGTGTGGCCTGATTTTATAGAGGGGTCCCACCACAGACACATAGCAGATAAATTTAATAAACTTGCAACCGGTGAAATAAATCGTTTGATCGTGAACATGCCGCCAAGGCACACGAAGTCTGAGTTCGCATCATACTTATTGCCAGCATGGATGGTGGGCCGTGATCCGAAACTCAAGATCATTCAAGCAACGCACACAGGAGAACTCGCAATCAGATTTGGTCGTAAAGCCAAGAACCTAATCGACTCAGAAGATTATGCAAAAATTTTTAAAACAACTCTACAAGAAGATAGTAAAGCAGCAGGACGTTGGGAAACATCACAAGGTGGTGAATACTTTGCCGCCGGTGTTGGTGGTGCGATCACTGGACGGGGTGCTGATTTATTAATTATTGATGATCCACATTCCGAGCAAGATGCATTGTCCCCAACAGCTCTTGAATCAGCGTACGAATGGTACACGTCAGGTCCACGTCAGCGTTTGCAACCTGGTGGTAAAATTGTACTTGTAATGACGAGATGGAGTAACAAAGATTTAACTGCAAAATTAATTAACAATCAAAAAGAAGCAAAAGCTGATCAGTGGCACGTGGTCGAGTTTCCAGCAATCATGGACCAAGGAACAGATAAAGCTCAACCTGTTTGGCCTGAGTATTGGAAACTAGATGAATTAGAGAAGGTTCAAGCAACACTGCCCACGGGCAAATGGAACGCGCAATGGATGCAAAATCCGACAGCTGAAGAAGGAGCTATTCTTAAACGAGAGTGGTGGCGTATCTGGGAGAATGATTGGATACCAACATTACATCATGTAATACAATCTTATGATACAGCGTTTCTTAAAAAAGAAACAGCGGACTACTCTGCAATCACCACTTGGGGTGTATTTTATCCTGACGAAGATTCAGGTGCTAATTTAATTCTACTTGATGCAATCAAAGGTAGGTACGAGTTTCCTGAACTAAGGCGCTTGGCCCTTGAACAATATAAGTATTGGCAACCTGAATCTGTGATCGTAGAGGCAAAAGCATCAGGTTTACCACTGACATATGAGCTGAGAAAGATGGATGTACCTGTAATGAACTTTACACCATCAAAAGGAAACGATAAGCATGCTCGTGTGAATTCAGTTGCACCTCTCTTTGAATCTGGTATGATATGGTGTCCGGAGCAGAAATTTGCAGATGACGTCATGGAAGAGTGCGCTGCATTTCCGTATGGGGATCATGATGACTTAGTCGACTCGACTACACAAGCCATTATGCGATTCAGGCAAGGTGGACTTATAGATCACCCTGAAGACTATGTAGATGAACCACGTGAGGAACGTAAAAGGAAATATTACTAATGATAAAATTTGGCATGACTATCAAAGAAATAGCTGAACAATTAGTCAAAGGTTTTTTTAAAGTTAAAGGCAGAATGCCTACTGCTTTAGAAAAAATGAAGATTGAAAAAGAAACACTTGATAGATACATGGAAATGAGAAAAGTCATGGACATGAAGGGTAATCCAATTGATCCAAGTAAACCAATCATGGGCGGATCACAACAAGGTGAAGCTCTTAAATCAGGGATCATGAAAACAACAGGTGCTGGACCTAAAAAAGTTTTATCTGAAGACGAAATTAGAAAAAAATTAATAGATCAAAATAAAAAAAATCTTGAATCTATGAAAAGTAAATTAGATGATTCTGAAGATTTTGCATTAGGTGGCCGTGCAGGATTTAAAGATGGTGAAGGTATCATGCAGATGGCTTCCGATCCAGATATCATGGATGAGAGAAACGAATTATCGTTACAACTATTTAGAAAACCTATTGACCTATTAACACCAGAAGAAATGGATTTATTAAATGATGAAGTTGAAAGACTTATGCAGAAATTTTCTAAAGTTGATAGAGGAGCACCATCAATTACATTAGCAGATGGTGGACGTGCAGCATTTAAAGATGGATTGTTAGCTAGAATGATGGAAGGCGTAAAACCAGATGGTGGAATGTTTAAAAGTATTTTTGCAAATAGAAACGCACCTTTTCTTTCTGGTTTTAACACTGCAGAATTATTTGACATTGTATCACAGATTTCTTCACTTCCTGGTTTAGCAGATGGTGGACGTATTGAATACAAGGACGGACCAAAAGATCCTAGAAGAAGAACTTTCATGAAAGCTGCTGCAGGTATTGCATCGATGATACCACTTGGAGGAGCTAAGATTATAGGAAAAGCAGCACCGGTTGTAGCGAAAGCTGCAGAGATATCAGGACCAGCATTAGCTAAGATTGTAGATACAGTCATGAGCCTTGGTAAATTAATTTCTGTAAAGGGTAGAAGAGTTAAGGAGATGGTGACTAAGAAAAAACATGAGGGTGTTGAGGTCACAGAAGATATTCAAGATGGTAGTTACATAATCAAAAAAGGTGATAAAGAAATTTATTACAAACCTGGAAGACAAGATGAAATGGGTATTGACGATGATATCATAGAGGTTATCGATAAAACAGTCACTAAAAAAGCTGGCGGCGGTGTTGCCAGATTGTTAGGTGAGTAATGGAAGACCTAGATAAAAAGATTATAGAGTTGATGGATCTCTTCGACGGAGAGGTCATTCCCGCAAGTCAAATGCCAAGACCAGAAGAATCACTAAGAAGAGAGATGTTTGAAGATGCGAATGAAAGATTTAACAAAGCTGATGGTGGGCGAATTGAATTTAAAGTAGGTACCCCCTCTAAAAAAGAATTAGAAATAGCTAAAAAAGTTTATGGAACAAAACCCGAATTTCAAAATAAAATTGGTTTAAAACTTTGGGAAGCAATAGGTGCAAAAAAAAGATCAAGAATAAGAGAAGGCACAGTAACAGGTCAAGCTGTTGGAATGGGTAAAATTAAAAAAAATCAGTTGGGTAAAAATGACTTTGTAAAGTTAGCAAATCAAAATAAAGGTAAAACTTTTAAAGAATTTGCTGAAATACTTAAAGGTTATAAAACAAGAGATGGTAAAGATTTTACAACTCAAAATATTTCTGAAAGATTAAGCAACTATAATTTAAAAAAATTTTTTAAAAGAGATCCAGCGTTGGGAGTTTCTGATGCAGCAAAACAAAAAGCTTTTGTAACAAGACAAAAAAATTTAGCTATGACTGCTCCTGTTAAAGCAGGAGGGACAACAAAGTTTCCATTTCACCACATTAGACAAATTGGAGGAGAAGTTCCTTTAACAACAGATGATCTTGCAATTATAGATCAACGTGTCAACAGTGTAATAGGTGGTAAATATAATAAGAGTTTAAATAGAACAGCTAATGCAATTACTAAAAATTTAAGATTAGCTTTAGAAGCTATGAATAATCAAAAAGAAAACTTATCTCTTAAACTTATGAAAAAAGTAGATGAGTTAAATGATTCAGCAGAAAAAACTGTTAATAAAGCTATACAAGAATTACCAGCTAAATTTAAAAAATATGTTGGTTTTAATAAATTTACTTTACCAACAAATGAGTATGGTTTTCCAATAAGCAATGAGCCATTAATAATTAAAAAAGTTGGAGGTATGCCAGTAACAAAAAATGCAGTTCCATTAACTGACTTAACTTTAAGTCAAGAAAAAGTTCTTAAAGATACAATTAGAAAACAAGCGGAAGCCGGTAGAGTAGGTCCAGTGAAACTTTTAAAAAATTTTATAGATATTGCACCATTACCTGGACCACTTAAAGTTTTAAAAAAATTCGCAGATGGTGGTTTATCAGGTGGAGATTCATCAGGCCCACCACCAGAAAGAGGCCCTAACTCACAAGGGTTGCTATCATTAATGAAACATGCTAGAAACTATTAGGAGTAATAAATGGCAGATATAGATAAAGGACTCCCTAACACTCGTACAAAACTTGATATCCCTTCAGATGAAGAGATGGCAGAAGAAGTTAGTGTTCAGGAAGAAGAAGCAGAACAAAAAGGACCAGTCGAAGTAGTACCAGAAGAAGATGGTGGTGCAACGATCGACTTTGAACCAGGTGCAATCAATATACCTGGAACAGAATCACACTTTGATAACTTAGCAGATATTTTACCAGAAGAAAATTTAGAGCCGATTGGAAACGAGATGGTTCAAA